TTATTTTGTATTAACGAAGTTAATGATGTATTAGTATTAGTAACAAAATTAGAAATATTACCATCATTTAGATTTATTATATTATGCAACAGGTTACTTTCATATCTAACATAATTAGAAACATTTTCATCATTATTTTGTATTAACGAAGTTAATGATGTATTCGTATTAGTAACAAAATTAGAAATATTACCATTATTTAGATTTATTATATTATGCAATAGGTTACTTTCATCTCTAACATAATTAGAAACATTTTTATCATTATTTTGTATTAACGATGTTAATGAAGTATTGGTATTAGTAACAAAATTAGAAATATTACCATCATTTAGATTTATTATATTATGCAACAGGTTACTTTCATCTCTAACATAATTAGAAACATTTTCATGATTATTTTGTATTAACGATGTTAATGACGTATTAGTATTTTGAACATAGTTAGAAACATTTTCATCATTATTTTGTATTAATGTTGTTAATGCTAAATTAATATAATAAACATAATTTGATGTATTTTCAAAATGTTGATTTATATTTTGTGTAGTATTTAATAAACAATTTAATTCACTAGTTGAAATATTATTAATTTTTCCATTAAAATTTATATCACCATTTATATCTAACTCCTTTGTTGGTTGTTTATTTATACCAATATATCCTTTATTATTAAAAATTATTTCACTATTATTATTTTTAAATTCAGCAATATTTAATGAGGAATTTTGAGTTACTTTTAACGAAGGTCCATCATTTTGTGTATTAATAATTTCTATATTCTCAGTACGATATAAATTAGTTTCAATTATTGTAGTATTACCAAGAACATTTAAATTACTAACAATAATACTATCTGCATTAATAGTATTTGTGTCAATTTCATTAACGTATATATTTTTTGTTATGATAAAATTATCATTAATATCAAAAATTATGTATTGTAATTTATTATTAATACTATTAATGTCATTTTCGTTATTACTAATTTTAGTATTTATTGTAGCAATATCATTATCATAATTATGATTTTCATTTAAATAAGTATATGTAACAAAGTTTTCTAAATTCGTATTATTTAAAATTTCAATGTTTTCTAAAAATGAACTATCATTTAAAATATTAAATGTATCTAAAAAATTTTGTTGTTCATTTATTTTATTGTCAAAATGATCTAAAGTTTTATAAATATCATCTGAAAATATCCATTCATCATTTTCAAATTTTAATATTCCTGAAATAAAATCTTTACTATTAATTAATGGTTTTTCCAATGAGTTATATGGTAATTTATAATTCGAAGTTGTTAAAGTATTTGTATTTGATACAGAACTTTTATAGGTAACTACAATTAAACCATCATTTCCGTTTTTAGTTGCTGCAAAACCACCTTTATTTCCTCCTTTTCCTGCATTATTTATATAATAATCTCTATCGCTAAATGGTGGATTATTAGGTGTAGAACTATTAATAACTGTTTCTGTATTTAATATTGTTATATTTTTAATGTATGTTGTATTATAATATAAACTGCCTCCGCCTCCAGAACCATACTTAATATAATTATTGGAATTAGTTATACCACCAGAACCACCGCCATAATATCCTCCGCCTCCTGCACCAGTTCCACGAAAACTATAATAAATTGCACCATCGCCACCATCTAAAAATGTTCCGTCATTGCCATCTTTTATATTACCAATACCTTTACCACCTATATTTTTTATTGAATTTCCTTTTTTACCAGTTAAATCATTATTATTTTGATGATAACCGTCATTCCCACCACCACCGCCATTTGATATAATAGTACTATCATAATCATAACCTGCCCCCCCCCCTCCTCCTACTATTAATATTAAGTTTTGACTATTTGTATTATTTATATATACCGCACTGTAACCTCCGCCTGCACCAACGTAACCATTAGTTATTCCACCGCCATTATTATTATCACTTCTATTACTTAAATTTACATCACCACCTTCACCTCCTTTGCCAACTGTAACTATTAATTTAGTTATATTTGTTAAATTAACTGTTGCTAATGCAAATGCTCCACTGCCACCACAACCTCTTAAACTTCCCCCACCTCCTGCACCCCATATATATATATTTACCTCATCTGTATTAGTGGGTATTATAAAATCTTGATATCTACTTAATGAAGTTGTATAAGTACTTTTAACAATTTCATAATTAATATTTTGTATTTTACCTACATTTATTTTATTAATTCCATTTAATTCATCAATACTAATATTTATACCTTCATTATTTGAATTTATAATTTTATTTTCTGATAATGTAATAATATTATCATTATTAATATATATTTTGTTATTATCTAATGGTAAATTTGAAAGAGTTAAATAATTTTTTGTACTTAATATATTTTCTACTTTTTGATTTGTAAATTCACTAGTATTATCAAATTTATTTGTTATATTATTCCATATTAATCCATCGCCAGCACTTTTACTTAATATGTTTGAAACATTAGTATCTGTATATGGATTAAATATAATACCGTTTTGTGTTAATGTTCCATTAAAATTAATATTATCTTTTATATTAATACTACCATCTATATCTAACTCTGTTGTTGGTATTGTATTTATACCAACAAAACCATTGCTACTAATTATAAATTTATTTGTATTATTTGTTATTTCAACAATATTATCATTATAATTATTATGATCAATTTTAAGAGAAGGTCCATCCGCGTTTATATTTATTATTTCTAAGTTCTCTGTTTTGTAAGTAGTTGTTTCTATTTCAGTTAAATTACCAATAACATTTAAATTAGAAACAACAAGAGTACCATCAATATTTAAATCACTATTTAATTTTAAATTATTATCAGTAAGTAATTCAATATTTTTAGTTTTATTTGTTTTAATATCTACATAATTAGAAACATTTTCATCATTTATAATTATTTTTGTTAATAACGTATTGCTTTCATATCTAACATAATTAGATATATTTCTATCATTTTCAATTATTATATTTTGTAACTGGTTACTTTCATATATTACATAATTAGAAACGTTTGTATCATTATTTTCTATTTTGTTTAATAATTGATTACTTTCGTATTTAACATAATTAGAAATATTTTGGTCTTTTTCTGTTATTTTACTATTAATATTAATATTACAATTATTAATAATATCAAGCGTATAGGTTTTTGTATCTATAATATAATTAGATGTATTAACAAAATGTTGATTTATATTTTGCGTTGTACCAAGTAAATAATTTAATTCAACAGCATTAATATTATTAATTTTTCCGTTGAAAATTATATCACCATTTATATCTAGTTCTTTAGTTGGTTGTTTATTTATGCCTAAATATCCATTTGAATTTATTATAACACTATTTGTATTATTTGTTATTTCAACAATATTATCATTATAATTATTATGATCAATTTTAAGAGATGGACCATCCATACCTAGATTTACTATTTCTAAGTTTTCTGTTTTGTAAGTAGTTGTTTCTATTTCAGTTAAATTACCAATAACATTTAAATTAGAAACAACAAGAGTACCATCAATATTTAAATCACTATTTAATTTTAAATTATTATCTAAAAGTAATTCAATATTTTTGGTTTTATTTGTTTTATTATCTATATAATTAGATACATTAGTATCGTTTACATTTATTATATCGCGTAACTGGTTACTTTCATATCTAACATAATTAGATATATTAGTATCATTTAGATTTATTGTATCGTGTAACTGGTTACTTTCACTTATAACATAATTAGATACATTAGTATCATTTACATTTATTATATCGTGTAACTGGTTACTTTCACTTATAACATAATTAGATACATTATTATCATTTAGATTTATTATATTGTGTAACTGGTTACTTTCATATCTAACAAAATTAGATATATTAGTATCATTTAGATTTATTATATCGTGTAACTGGTTACTTTCACTTATAACAAAATTAGATATATTACAATCATTTAGATTTATTATATCGTGTAACAGGTTACTTTCATATCTAACAAAATTAGAAACATTGTCATCATTTAGATTTATTATATCGTGTAACTGGTTACTTTCATATCTAACAAAATTAGATACATATTCGTTATCAGTATTTATTTTACTAAATAAAAGGTTACTTTCATATCTAACGAAATTGGATACATTTTCGTCATTAGTATTTATTTTACCAAATAATAAATTACTTTCATATCTAACAAAATTAGATACATTTTCGTTATCAGTATTTATTTTACTAAATAAAAGGTTACTTTCATATCTAACAAAATTGGAAACATTTTCGTCATTCGTATTTATTTTACCAAATAAGAGATTACTTTCATTATGAACATAATTAGAAACATTTTGGTCATTTTGATTTATTATATTATGTAATAAATTACTTTCTTCGTTAACAAAATTATAAACATTTTTGTCATTTAGATTTATTATATTGTGTAACTGGTTACTTTCATATATAACAAAATTAGATATATTTTGGTCATTTTGTATTATTTTTGCAATTAATAAATTACTATTTGTTTTAATATAGTTAGATGTTTCAATAAAATGATTACTAATATTTTTTTCTGTTCCTTTTAAAAAATTTAATTCATTACACGTAATATCATTAATTAAATTGCCAAAAATAATATTGGAATTAATTTGCAAATTATTAATATTATAATTTCCCAATATATTAAAATCACCATTTACAGTTAAATCTCCTTCAATAATTTGGTCACCTTCTACATTTTGATTTGTTTTAACTGGTTCATTATCGCCACTAAATGTTTGAAATTGTAAATTATTACCATTTAAACTAATTACTGATTTAGTTCCATTATCACTTACTATATTTAATCTAGAAACATTTATACCAGATAATGCACTAGTATCTGTTGTATTTTTAATTTCTAAATCACCTGTTTCTGTTGACATTGATAAATCACCTAAATATATAGTATTTCCAGAAAGATGTAACGATTTCCATTTATAATTTTCATTACCTAAATTAAATACTTTATCTTGTAAAGGTATAATATCGCCTTCAATATCAATATTTGATAAGATTGATTTATTAGTAACAATTAATTCATCTGTTCTTGTTATACCATTAACATCTAATTTATATTCCGGATTAAAATTATTAATACCAATATTATTATTATTATTAATGATAAATGTTGGTGTATTATTATTTTGCACATCAATGATATTACAAGTATTATTAGTATGTGTAATTTTTAAAGATATATCAGCGGCATCATTATTATCAATATGAAGTGTTTCTGTTTCATATGTTTGTGTATCAATTTTTGTAATATTACCTTCAACATTTAAATTTGAAACATAAAGAGTGCCATCAATTGTTAAATCACTATTTAATTTTAAGTTTTCTGATGGTAATAGTTCTATATTTTTTATTTTTTCAGTTTTAATATTAATATAATTTGATAAATTTTCGTCGTTCTTTGTAATTTTTGATATTAAAAAATTACTTTCATCTTTAACGAAATTCGATAGTTTTTGGTCATTTAAATTTATTATATTATGTAATAAATTACTTTCTTCATTAACAAAATTAGATACATTTTTGTCATTTAGATTTATTATATTGTATAATACGTTACTTTCAAAATTAACATAATTTGAAATGTTTTCGTCATTTAGATTTATTATATTGTATAATACGTTACTTTCAAAATTAACATAATTTGAAATGTTTTCGTCATTTATATTTATTATATTGTATAATACGTTACTTTCATATATAACAAAATTAGATACATTATTATCATTTGTATTTATTATATCGTGTAACTTGTTACTTTCATATCTAACAAAATTAGATACATTAGTATCATTTGTATTTATTATATCGTGTAACTGGTTACTTTCATATCTAACAAAATTAGATACATTTTGGTCATTATCTATTATTTTCGTAATTAAAACATTACTTTCATCTATAACAAAATTAGATACATTTTGGTCATTTAGATTTATTATATTTTGTAACAGGTTACTTTCTTTATTAACAAAATTAGATACATTATTGTCATTTTGATTTATTATATTATGTAACAAGTTACTTTCTTTATTAACAAAATTAGATATATTTTGGTCATTTAGATTTATTATATTGTATAATACGTTACTTTCAAATCCAACATAATTTGAAATGTTTTCGTCATTTAGATTTATTATATTATGTAATAGGTTACTTTCATAACTAACAAAATTAGATAGATTTTGATCATTATTTATTATTTTTGATATTAAGAAATTACTTTCATATTTAACAAAATTAGATACGTTTTGGTCATTATGTATTATTTTTGTAATTAAAAAATTACTTTCATCTATAACAAAATTAGATACATTAGTGTCATTTATATTAATTAAATTGTTTAACAGGTTACTTTCTTTATTAACAAAATTTGAAATGTTTTCGTCATTTAGATTTATTGTATTTTGTAAAATATTACTTTCATATCTAACAAAATTCGATATATTATCATCATTACGATTTATTTTACCTAATAAAAAGTTACTTTCGTATTGTACGTAATTAGAAACATTTTCATCATTTTGATTTATTATATTGTATAAAACATTACTTTCATCTATAACAAAATTAGATACGTTTTGGTCATTATGTATTATTTTTGATATTAAGAAATTACTTTCATATCTAACAAAATTCGATATATTACTATCATTATCATTAATAATATTATTTAGATTACATAAATCGTTACTTGTATTATATGATAAGTTTGATAAATCATCTTCAATAAATATAGAGTTTATTTTATTTTGTGTAATTAAATTATATAATACATTACTTTCATTTCTAACAAAATTAGATACATTAGTGTCATTTATATTAATTATATTGTGTAAATGGTTACTTTCTTCATTAACAAAATTAGATACATTTTTGTCATTTAGATTTATTATATTATGCAAAAGGTTACTTTCTTCATTAACAAAATTCGAAATATTTTTGTCATTTAGATTTATTATATTTTGTAACAGGTTACTTTCTTTATTAACAAAATTAGATACATTATTGTCATTTTGATTTATTATATTATGTAACAAGTTACTTTCATATCTAACAAAATTAGATACATTATTGTCATTTTGATTTATTATATTATGCAAAAGGTTACTTTCTTCATTAACAAAATTCGAAATATTTTTGTCATTTTGATTTATTATATCGTGTAAATGGTTACTTTCATATTGAACGTAATTAGAAACATTTTTGTCATTTATATGTATTATATTGTGTAACAAGTTACTTTCTTCATTAACATAATTAGATACATTACTGTCATTGTCTATTATTTTTGATATCAAAAAATTACTTTCATATCTAACAAAATTAGATATATTATCATCATTTGTATTTATTATATTGTGTAACTGGTTACATTCGTATTGAATGTAATTCGAAACATTGTCATCATTTATATTTATTATATTATATAAGTTGTTACTTTCATCTCTAACAAAATTAGATACATTTTCGTCATTATCTATTATTTTTGATATTAATAAATTACTTTCTTGTTTAACAAAATTAGATATATTGTGATCATTTAAATTTACAATATTTTCTAATAAATTTGTTTCATTTCTAATATAATTAGATAGATTTCTATTATTATCATCAACTTTACTATCAATGCTAACTATTTCTATATTAATTTCATTTGTAAATGTATTAATTGTGTTATTTATATTTTCTGTAAATGTTTCAACAACAGTTTTATTTTCACTATTACAAGTTTCTATTAAATCAGTGTAGTCATTTATAAAATTATTTAAACGTTCGCTGTTTGAATTATTAATAAATTCAATTAAAGCAATATCACTTTCTATTTTTTTTTTAAAATTAGTTATATTTTCATTTAATTCATTTAATTTAAAAGTTGTTTTTCTATTTTCTTCTGTTATTTTTGTATCAATTTTATTATTTAATCTTGTATCTTCGTTTTTAACATAGGTAATAATATTGTTAGATGTATCAATTATAATATTTTCTATATTTTCAAATAATGAATTATTTGAGTTATTTACAATATTAATAACTCTATCATCAGTATAATATAAATTAGTTGTACCTTCTAAAATTTGGTCAGTATTTGTAACATTGATATCATAAACAATATTAAAACCATTATTATTTTCATCGTAATTATTTATAATAATATTATCAACTGTTAAAGTACCACTATAATAACCATTAACAATAGTTTTATTAATTTCACCTTGTTCAATATTATCAAGATTGATAGTATTATTATCAGTAGAACGTCTATTAATTAATCTATTATTTAAGTCATTATCGAAATATTTAGTTTTATAATATTTATTATTATCTGTCTCTTTTAAATCGTCGGTGGTATTATTATCTAATCTAATATTTGTAATTTCACTACCATCACCAATAAATTTTTTTGCAAATATATTATTCCATTTTTTTTCTGAAGAACCTATGTCAAAATTATCATTAGTATTTGGTAATATATTTTCTTCAAATATAGCATCAACTTTAAATAGAATATTATCTTTATTAAATTTGGCAACAATTGCGTTTTTATCATTTTCTCTAACACCAATAAATGCTTCGTGATTATCAGAACTTTCATCGATAATATTGGCACCAATTAAAGCAGCATTATTATTATTTGTAATAATATTACAATTTTCATTAATTTTTGTATTATCATTTGCAATTAATAATATATAGGTACTTTCATTAGTAGATGATAAATTTGCTATATTTGAGTTTTCCCCTTTTATATTAAAGTATGGATTATATGACATAATGTCTAACTCTAATAATTTTATCTATTTTAATTTTAAATTATATAAACATTTGTTAATAATAATTATTAAAAATAATGGAAACAGATAATAATGAAGTTGTAGTATCTCAACAAAAAGGTAAAAAAAAAGTAATTACAAAAACGGTTATTGAAACATTTTGTTCTAATATTGATATGGATAAAATGTATTCACTTAATGAATTAAAAACAATTTTAGGCGAAGTTTATACAGAAGTTAAAAATCAGAAGAAAAAAACTCAAGGTGAAAAAAAACCACCAAATGCATATAATCTCTTTATCAAAGAAAATATGTCTAAAATTAAGGCAGAAAATCCTTCTTTAGAAACAAAGGATGTTATGAAAAAAGCAGCGGAATTATGGAAAAAACAAAAAGATGAGTCTAAATAAATTTTACCGATAAATAATTAATTTTAATTGATATTTTTAGATAAATATTCTATTGTATCTTTATTAAATTTAGTGTAATTATTAGAAATAATTATATCAGTTAAATTCTTCCAAAAAAAATCTTTTTCTTTATTAATTTTATTATACTTTTTATATTTTTTATATAACCATTTATAAAGAAGTTCTAAATTTTTATCATTTGTATTAAATTTATATTTTGTTTTATATATTTTATTGTTTTTAATTAAATATTTAATATATGAATATAGTTCTTTATTTTTATAAAAATTATTATTAATATTATTCCATAAATCTAAGAAATATGTTCCTTCATATGTTTTGCATTGTAAAAAATTATTATTATAATCTATAAATGTATTATTATTATCTATAATAATTAAATTATCTCTTATTGTATTAATATTTTTTATTTTTTTTTTAATTTTGTCAAGAACCTTACTAACATTTTTTTTATATTCCCCATTTGTATTTAATATACAATCGCTCCGTGCAAATATAGGTCTTGAAAATTTAATATTTAAAGACTTCTCAATTATTTCAATTTCTTTTTTTGCCCAAGTATCTTCTGATGCAGTATATATATAGATTAATGAATTTGGATAATTTTTTTTTATTTTATTATAAAAATACAGGAAATATGGTCTTATTAATTTAGAATTACTTTTATATGATGATATTAAATTATTTGCATTATTGCATTTAATATTACAACTTTTATGCAAGTTTATTAAATTATATAAATCACTTTGATATGAACAATTACCTATAATTGTTCCATCTAAATCTAGTATAAATATAACTTGATTATTATTCATATCTATATTTATATATGGGATAAAAAATTATTAAATAAAATTAATATTATGATGCATTTTGCATATATTAAAATGATTACAACCAACAAAAGGGTGTTTTGTATTTAAAGGTGATGGATGACCTGCTTTTAAAACAATATTATTTGTATTAGTAAAATATTTTTCTGTAACTTGTGCAAAGTTTCCCCATAACATAACACATACATTATTACAATTATCTGCAATCCATTTAACAATATCGTTAACATAATTTTTCCAAATATGTGAATGCGAGTTTGGACAAGATTGTAAAACGGTCAATGACATATTTAATAAAAGACACCCTTGTTTTGCCCAATCAGATAAATCCGGATTAGTTCTAATATTTTTTTCTGTTCTATTTAACTCTTTAAATATATTATTTAAACTAGGTTGTAATTTATTATTTTTTTGATGATAATGTGAGAAGCATAAACCGTTTGCAACACCTTCAGTATGATAACAATCTTGTCCAATTATTAAACATTTTAAATTTTTTATATCAAAATAATTAAAACAAGCAAATATTAAATTTTCATTTGGAAAAATTCTTTTTTTTGTATATTCATTTATTTCATTATTTAAATCATTATTAATATCTTTTTTATAAGGTTCTAATAATTTAATTAAAACCGGTTTCCAATCTGTGTTTATATTTTTATTAATAATGTCTTCAATATCCATATTTATTTATATCTTTTAAAATTCATTTTTTTATATGGTATTTTTTATGTCAAACTCAAGGATTTAAAAAAGTATATAAAGATTACAATATATATATGTATGGGAATAGTCCCCGTCCTCATAGCTCAGTTGGTTAGAGCGAACGGCTGTTAACCGTTAGGTCACAGGTTCGAACCCTGTTGGGGACGTTAAACTTTTTTTTATACAAAATTTATATAATTATAAATTTTATTATTGCAACATAGACATTTAAACAACTCTTTATTTGTTGAATTTAAATTATAATTATCATGTAAATTATCCATACATTCATAACAAATAATTGTTTTTAAATTACATTCACTAAGTTTAACTAATTCGCCACATTTTTTATTGCACATATTACAATTATTTATTTTAGAATATTGTAATGTTTTTAATTCTGTTTTGTTGAATATTTTATTTTTTAATAGATATTTTTTTAAATCTTCCATTAAGTTTATTATTTAATATAATATCATTTTTTAAATAACTACAAGTTTTATTTCTTTTTAAAATATAGAAATCAAATGACTGAATATAATTATTATATAAGTGATACTGAATATATTAACAAAAATGATTACAATGTTTTTTTAAAAAATATATATAATAATTTACTTTTTGATAAAAATATGTATGATATACCAATCCTTACAAATACAGATATGTGTAACTGTAATATTAATAGTTTAACTAATATTAAATTTTTAACAAGTGGTAGCAATGATGTGTATATTGCAGATATTATAAACAGTTGTATTACAAAATCAACATATTTTAATAATAATGTTAAACATGTTATACTTAAAGTTTGTAAAGGTTTTAATGAAGACGATGATGATGATGAATATGAATGTTTATATACAAATGAATTAATTACTTCAATATTATATTCAAGATTAGTTATAAATAATATTACATCAAATTTGTTATTACTATTTGGATATATGAATAGTTGTAAATTAAAATATAATGATACATTATTGTTAAATAATAAAAAAAACGAATCAATTATATTTAATAGTTATGTAAATGGTACTATTTTTAAAAATTTAAAAACAAAACTTGATATAAGACAAGTATTTGAATTATTTTATACTATTATTTGTTGTTATGCATCATATGGTTATTGTATTAGTGATATAAATTTAGAGAATTTTATGACTAAATATGATAAATTTAATACACTAATTAAAATATATGATAAAATGTTCTATTTTAATACACAACAAAGTGTTTGTATTATCGATTATCAAACTGATAATAAACCAGAAAAAATAATAAATTTAAAAAAATATATATATGCAATTTCTAAACTATTAAATGAAGATGTTAAAAATGAACTATTACAAATTAATCAAGATACTTATGAAAATGTAATGAAACAATTTATAAATTGTCATTGTTTTAAAAACAATATAATATACGATACATATAATTGTAAAAAATATAGAGAAATTACTTTCAATGTTTTAAGTAAACCTGTTTTATTAAGTGGTGTTAAAGAAAAATATGAATTATTAGGCGGATGTCCAAGTATATCAAAAAATAAATTTAAACAAATAATAAATAAATAATATTTTTGTATAAAATATTCTTAAAAATAAAAAAAAATGACTAATGTATTTACAATACATATTAACAAAATGAATTACGATAATTTTGATTTGATTGTGAATAATATCAATAAACAAATTAAAATTTATAAATATAATAAAAATATTGAAAAAGAAGATAAAGATTTATTTTTAGATGCTTTTAAAAATTGGGAAATTGTAAGTGATGATATTATTTTAATAGTTAAAGAATTAATGGCAAAATATACAGATAATAATATTAAAACAACTGGATACACTACTAGTGATACAATTACGTTGTTTGGCAATGATAAACATTATTACGTGTATTTTACAAATAATAATATTGATATTTACTATGTTGAAGGGACATATGAAACAAATGTTAATATTGATAGTTTTGATGTTCTACTTATGATGCTTTCTTATTAATTTAGATAATATAAGTAATATCTTTGTGATATATTTCAGAGACATTTATATTTGTATCTGATAACCAATTTTTTGGAGCAATAATAGTTTTTGCTGTATCATAATAACTAATATATGATGCCATCAAACTATATGTAGAGTTTGATATAATATTGTGCTTTATAAATGATAATAATATGAATTCTATTTCATCATTATCAAGGTCAACTATATATATATTTTTTTTATTGAAAATATCACTATTTATATTTTTTTTGCACCAATTAATATTATCAGAAAATACTACTATATTATTTACATTATCATCTAATTTTTCTAATGCTTTTATATAATAGTTTATATCCAAAATATTATCTATATTTTTTCTAAAATGCATTGAAACAATATCATTATCACAACAATTATTAAAATAATTTTTTATAGAGTTATAAATATAATATGCTTTATACATATAGTCATCACTGGAATAAATAAGATGTCTTAAAAAATTTTTAGTATTATTATTATCAAAATATTTAAAAGAAAGAAAGTCACCATCAAGTAAAATATTTTTATGTGTAGTATATTCTTGGAATTCACTATAAATATATGGTTTTAATTCTTTTTCTTTAATAAATTCTATTTTATTGAATTCTTTTTTATCTAGAATATTTAATTTATTACTAAATAAACTACCCCAATATGTTTTATTATTAATATCATTAAGAAATATTAATGATTTATTGTTTTCAATTGCGTATGAATATGCTGTAGCAATTTTAAATAATTGATGACCTAATCCTTTATTAATGTTAATTGTAATATAAGTATAATAATTATTGTTAAAATTAAAATCAAAAAATATATTGTTGGAATTCATTTATTTATATAAATATAATTATATTTTTATATAAACATATGAAATAAAATAATATATATAAATGAATTTTGGCAATAATTCTAGAGATGAAATTTTTAATTTAAATAGAAATAAGTTTAACCCAAATCAAAATAATAAATTTGGTACTTTAAGGGCAGGCGATGATATGATATTTAATAAAAAAAATATAAGCAGTGATATTATATCATCTTCAAGTGCATCAAGTGCATCAAGTGCATCAAGTGTTGCTTCTTCTAGTGGAACATCAGAAGCATCTTCAAAATCTAGTAGAAAAAGTAAAAAACAATCAGATACAGCATCCGAATATTCAAATAGTGGTTCAGAAGTATCAAGAAGTACAACAAAATCGTTTAAAGGTAATCAAAATATTGTATCCGATAATTTAAAAGAAAAAAAGGAAATTATATATCAACTCGATAGACTTGAACAAAGGGGTTTTAAAATTCCATTTAAATTTAATTTAAATTCAGATATTGAAGAAATGAGATTAGAATATAATAAATTATTAAAAGAAAAAGAAATAGATTCTAGTATTCGTTTCCAAAGAAAAATGTTAATGGCATTTATAACAGGTTCAGAGTATTTAAATAATAGATATGACCCATTTGCAATACAATTAGATGGTTGGTCTGAACAAATTCACGATAATATATGTGATTATGATGACATTTTTGAAGAATTACACGATAAATATAAACACACCGGGAAAAAAATGGCACCAGAATTAAGATTATTTATTAGTTTATCAGGAAGTGCTTTTATGTTTCATTTAACAAATAGAATGTTTAAAGAACAACCATTGCCCGATGTTCAAAATGTATTAAAATCAAATCCCGAATTAATGAAAAAATTTCAAGAAGCGGCAACAAAAGAATATATAAATACACAACCTAGAAATAATAATACAAGCGGCAATCAAGTAAATGGTCCCGGATTATTTGGGATGGTAAGTGGATTATTTAATAATTTAGGAAATGGTTCTATGCGTCAAAATATAAATCAAATTGACGATGATGATGATTCAATTAGTGAAATAGATTCTATAATAGATAATGTTCATAAAGATATTACATATGATAGAAAACCTAATACAAATAATATAGAAACATTATCTGTAAGTGATGAAGAAATAACATCAATAATAGAGGATACAGCAGATATTAATATTTTAAAATCAAATAATAAAGGTAAAAATAAACGAAGTTTAAATATTTAATTTATTTTTTAGTTAAAGATTTTACACCTTTTGCGGTTGTTGAAACAACTTCTTTAACTTGTTTGCCAACTTCGGCAACTTGTGAAGGTAATTTAGTAATACCTTTAATGGGATTTTTTAAATTTTCTTCAATAGTTGAACTAACTGATTTCATATTTTTAAATAATATTGATAATGAACTTAATAATAATGGGAAAACTATTGCAATTAATACAAACATAGCTAATAATAGTATTTCAATAGTTGAACCTGCATAAATTAATTCTCTTCTTATGTCTTCAGAACATTTGCATTTTTCTGTTATTAATAATCTGGTATAAGTCATTGTCATAAATAAAAATACGGCAAATACTATATAGAATACAAATAATACAAATACATATAATCCTGTTATTTGAGAACCAAATAAATCAGCTAAAACTGTGCCCGGAGGTACTAACATTACAAATAGTAAAAATACGAAGGCAAATAAACTAAATGATTTAATGAATTTCAAATAAGGATAATCTAATGCACAATCACAATTTCCTGTATTTTCAAGTTTTTGTATGTATGTATATACACACGCTAATAATACAAATATAAATAAATTTACAATAAAGTTTCCGATATAACCAGGTGTTATAATATTTTTCATCTTTAATATATTATCTACTATTTATAAAAGAAAATATTAATTAGAATTTTCAATAATATTTAAAATTAAAAATTTAGTAGAATTATTAATTTTTTTTAAATTAAATAACTGAAAATATTCCGTAATATTAGTTGATAAACGATTAAATGATAAAATACCTAATAATTCTAATAAATAATCAATAATATATTTAAAATTATTATTTTCATAATTAGTTTTAAATTCATCAAAAATTAAATTACACAGATTATTATATTGTTTATCATATTTATTATATTCCGTTTTATGTAAAAAACAGAAACTTTTTATTATATTTATTTGTTTATTTTTTAATTTATTATAATTACAAAATTCATCATAATTATTATCATCCATAATATTATTTTTAATATCAATTATCCATTTTTTATTAATTATATAGTCGTCTAAATAATTTATAATAATATTACTATTATATTTTTCAAATTTTTTTATAATTTCAATATATTTAATATCATATAATTTTTCAATATATTTAAAAATATCATTAAATAATTCATCTAATTTATTTATATTTGATTCAATAATTGTATCTATTTTTTCCATAATTTTTATTTTATTTGTATCTGATAATTTATTTAGTAAACTAGTTAAATTTTGCTTAGTTATATTATCATTATTTGTAGTAAATGTGTATAATTTATTTTTTGTTTCATAATACCTATTTGTATTTTTAAATTTTTTTTTCTCCCAAACACTTCTAGGGTCATATTTTATATTAAAACAGTTATATGTTTCGATTAAATTTTTTTTTTTTTCTAATATATTTACTGGAAAAACAATATCCAAATTATTTAATTCAGTTAATTTTTTTTTAAATTCTGACAAATCTATTTTAATAATATCATCATCATTATTATACATATTTTTTATATTATAATTCAACTATACTTCTTATACATATTTTAATATAAGAATAAATAATATTAGTTTATTATAATTAAATTACTGTTTTATATTTTATGAATAATATTATATTAAAAAATTTTATTAATAATATTAACCATATTTATTCTGAAAAATCTATTTATCGTTCCATTATAATTGTTAATAATAATAATGATGCAAATAATATTTATAATGATTTAGTAAAACAAAATTATTCAATAAATATTATAAATAATACTAATTCATTAAATAATTTAATACTAAATTATAATAATTTAAATGAAAGAATGCTTATTATTAAATATAATTTAATATTTAAATTTATATTTTATTTATACCAAATACAACATTTTGATGTATTTAATTATATATTTTTATATAATATGAATAAATATAATAATTCAACTTTTTTAAATTTTTATTACTATATAACAAATAATAATATATCGGGTAATATTATTATTTGAAAAATATTTTTTTCTATCAATATATTAGATGAAAAAAACTAGTAATTACAAGTTATTAGCATTATTTCTTTTAATATGTGTAATTGTTTTAGTGATTGTCTATGGTTCTATTAAATTAAAAGAATCTTTCACATCTGGTAATAAAATATTGCAATATTTTTCAATGAATGGTTGTCCTCATTGTGAAAAATTTACTGTTACCTGGAAAGAAATTGAAAAAATGTTAAATAAAAATACTGAACATTTTGATGAAACTAGCAGTAAATATTATGAATTAGTAGATAAATTTAAAATACAAGGATTTCCACATATACAAGCATTAGTAAATGGTAATCCCGTTGAATATAGTGGTTCAAGAGAAGCGGATAAAATAATAGATTGGTTTAATAAATTATAATAAATTTTTTTTATTTATATAAAAATAATTTTATATTACTAATTATTAGAAAGATGAATGAAACAAGTATAGATAATTTAGAAAATCAATTGTCGCATTGCACAATAACGCAAATAAATAAATTAGAAGATATTAAATTACCAGAAAAACTTTTTTTAGTAATATCTAAATCAAATTGTGTTTTTTGTGAAAAAGCGTGTTATCTTCTTAATATGAAAGGTATAAGTTATGAATATATTAATGTTGATAATTTATTAATAACGCAAAAAGCTAAAAATCAATTTTTAGAATATATGTGCGAATTGATTTCATATGAATATGATAAATTACCTATGATTTTTTATAATAAACAATTTATAGGGGGATATAATAATTTAGAAGAATATTTTAAAACAAAAAATAATTTATTTGTATAAATTTATTAATTTTTTATATTATTAATTATTAATAATTAGATAAAAATGCCACCCCCACAATTATCTTTACAAAGTTTATATGATATTAAAAATAAAAAAGATAAAAATAAACATACTATTTTTAATGAAATTATTTTAAAATGTCATAAAAAAATTAAAACAACCGCACAAAATGGTGGTTTATGCATGTTTTTTGAAATACCTTATTTTATTATAGGTAAACCTCTATATAATGTTAGTGATTGTGTTGAATATATAGTAGATGCTATGAAAAAAAATGGTTTTTTTGTTAGCATACTATCGCCACCAAATACAAATATTTTATATATATCTTGGAAACCTGCTGAAATAGGCAATCATAAATTGTTAAAATAAAAATTGACATTTAATGTAAAATATTTTAATATTAAAATGAAAGAAGATTATGAACTATTTGAAAAATTTATAATCTCGAAGTATGATATTAATAATATACATAATCATTATAAGTTAATTAAATTAATGAAAAATAATGTAGTTTATTTAGAAAATAAATATAATGAAAGAGTATTGCGCAATAAATATAATATAACAATTCAATGTTTAGATTCAAATTTATTAATTAATATTATTAATTATTTCAATAATGAAATAAAACATATTATCAATTTGGCGCAAATAAATAAAGAATATAATACTCAAATAAAATATTTAATACTAAATTCTAATTCAATTATTTTAAACAATTATAATGAAAAATTATTAAAACATATTTACAATAGTTATTATACTATTAATGATTTAAAAAATTTTAATAATAGTTTATATATTAAACATACTGAAATTCCATTGGCAGATGAAATTAAAAATTCTTTAGATACAAGCAATAACTTACTAATACATAATACTATTAAAATATATAATTACTTTTTCTCATATAATGAAGCATATACATTATATTTTTGCAGTAACAAAAATAAAAAGAATATATGCGATTTTTATAACAGATTATTTAAAATTAATTTAAAAAATGCGAATATTAATTCTAAATATAATGAATTAAAAATATTTGAAAATATATATAATATATATAATTATGTTGAACATTTCTTTAATTTTAAATACAATGATACATATAAATTATTTAATATAGATAATAATACAATAATTCCATCTAATAAATCTAAAGAACATTTAAGTTTTATTATAAGTAAACACAATTGTAATAAACATGTAACGTTTACATATAATAAATTAAGAGTTTTTAAATATGAATATGACTTATATGTTGTTATTGGATTATGTAAAACAAAAAATTATAATGAATTAATTAAATATATAAATAAAATTAAATTAAAATTAAATTATATACAATATAATGACCATAGTAAATTATATAATAATTTAGTATCTCTTGCTAATTTATCAAATACAAATAGTGGTGGAATTATAACAAAGACAATATTAATTATTATATATACGAAATATTATTTAAAGTATTTAAATAAAAATATTAATGCAACATTTATAAATAATGCTTCTAATATTTTACTAGATTATTATGAAAATCTAAAAGTAATTAAACCATATTATTTAAATAAATATATTACTGGTGAATTTGTAGATATTTTTAAAAAAATACAGGAAATAATTTAAAAAATGATTATATATTATATAAACATAATATATAATGTTCAACGTATATACAGATGGCGCGTGTATCAATAATGGAAAATCTAATGCATTATCTGGGTATGGTATTTATTTTGGTGTTAATGATGCAAGAAATGAATCAAAAAAAGTAGAAGGTGATAAACATAGTAATAATATAGCTGAATTAACTGCTTTTATAAGAGCATTAGAAATATTACAAGAAGAAATTATTAAAAATGAGCAGGTTAATTTATATACAGATTCGGAATATGTTATTAAATGTGCTACTACATATGGTGATAAGTTACATAAAAAAAATTGGATTTTTGATAAAGAACCACCTAATTTAAATTTAGTTAAAAAGGCATATACTTATTTTAAAAATTTGCCGAATGTTAATTTAATTCACATAGAGGCGCATACTAATAAAGATGATATACATTCTAAAGGTAATGCAAAAGCGGATGAACTTGCAAATATGGCAATTGGTATCAAAAATACAGATAATAATAAAGTGTATATTAATATAGCATTTGAAAATAAAGATGCTGCAAAATTATTAGGTGCAAAATGGGATTTAAAAAATAAAAAATGGTTTTATTATAATAATATTCCGGTTGAAAATAAAGAAAAATTAAAAAATTTAGAAGAAAAAAAGGTTACACAAATAGTTATTCCAAAAAATTATTTAAATATAAATTATGCAAAAAAAAATATTGCTAAATCATATGGCGCAAAATGGGATATTGTTGAAAAAAAATGGTATTATTTAGATACACTAGATGAAATAAATAAACAAAAATTAAAGGAATTATAATAATTTAGATTTTTTAATAATTTCAATTAATTCACTATTTTGTTTATAAGTTAAGTTATTTATATTTAATTTATTTATGTATTTTATTACATCACAATATGCTTTTTCTTTATTACATAATGTATCTGCAAATTTTTTTATAAATTCTACACCTGTTTTATGTAATTTATTACATTCTTTAAAACTACATTTTTTTAGTAATAATGCTTCATTTGATTTTACTAATTCTTTTGTATATAATTGTATATTATTTTTATGTTTTTTAATATCAGGATTTTTATTATATTCTTTAACTAATTTATTATATTTTATACTCTTTTTTTTTAATTCTTTTTGAAATGCATCTACTGTTTTTTTATCTTTTATTTTTTGTGTTATATAGTTTTTATATGCTTCTGATGACAAGAAATAATTATTAAGTTCAAGTACTTTTTTTTCAAAATTTATTGTTTCTCTTTTTTTAAGAATAATATCACTTTCTTTTTTTATTTTTTCTGCGATTTCTGCTTTTTTTTTTATAAAATTTTCGTGAAGACTATTACATTTATTTCTTGTACATTTACTTGTAGATTCATTTATTTTCAGCATATCTGCAAATTCTTTATTATATTTAATAAAAAGATTCATTTACTAATAAATAATAATATAATATATTAATAAGAATGAGTAAACAGAAAGAATTAAATAATAAAATAGAAAAATTAGAAATAAATGAAATAAAATTATGGCTTGATTATTTAAAAGAGGTTAATCCTGTATATAATAAAGTTAAAAGTTTATTTTTAACTAAACAAAAAAAAGAAACTTATATACAAATAAATACATCAACACCAGATGGTATTTATAATCTAATATTAGTTTGGATTAATAATAATATTGATAAATTTGGCGATTATGATTTTAATAATATTCCTAAAACTAATTTTACAACTTTAAATAATAATAATGAACAAGGTGGCGATGATTTAGATGATGCCTTAAATAAATGGAATAAACATCCAACTGTTGATCCTTTTACTAAAAAATATATAAAAGTCTCTATCATACCTGGTACTAATTATGTTAAATTATATGAAAAATTTTATAATTATCTTTATAATAAATATAAAAATAAAAATATTTATATGCAAAATGTTTTTGAAACTAAAATAAGAAATAATTTACCAACTGCTCATTATTATATATTTAAAGATTATAATTATATTGAAAAAATAAAAGAAAAATTCCCAAATGAAAAATGGGTTGATTATTTAGTTAAAAATAAAGGTGTATTTTATAATAAAACTGAAGGTATAAATAATATAAATGAGGCTATTGTGTATGATTTTCTATTTGCTCATTTTTTTATTAACAAAAATATAAATAATTTTTCAGAATCTGTAAAAAATTATTATTATTATGAAACTTTATATCTTTATGAAACTATTATAGAACAAATTAAATTATTGAATAATAATAGTTTAAATAAAGATTTAGATATTTATGAATTATTTAACAGTATGGTTTCAAATAATATAACCGGTTCTATTAATTATAATTCTGATTTAATTGAACTTAAATTAAATAGAAGTCAAGCAATGTATAAATGGAAATATAAAATGTCCCCATTAATTGAATTGATGGTGGAATATGTTAAAGAAATTGTATATTATATTACACCAATTAGTTTATTAAGAAAAATAATTTATAATGAATATTTTATGTATGGGAAAAATGTTGATATTAGTTCAAGATTTGATGCGATTACAGATAGTATAAAATATAATATCAAACGCTTAAAAACAATAATGAATATAATATTTTCTATAGCAATTAACAAAAATGCTATATCTTTTATTGAAAATATATGGAAAAAAATAGGTAAGGTATTAAAATTAAATATAATATGGATAACAAAAAACAATTTATGGAATGAAAATGATAATCATTTCCATTATATATCTGCATTTGCTGCCGAAAGAATATCGTTTTGGTCTGATAATAATACTGATTCGATAATTCAGGATAATAAAGATATAGCAAATTATGCTACAGAAGATACTTTCAAATTATTTTATATATCATCTATATTTGATATTGATAAATTACATATAGAATCAAAAAAGGCAAAAGATAAAAGTGCCGATAAAGAATATGAACCAATTATAGATAAATATAATTCAGAATTACCTGAACCACCAAAACCACCAAAACCAGTAATTATTTCTCAAGAATTACAAAAATATAAGATGACAAGAAATATACTAGATTTAAAAAATGATGATATGGAAACAAGATTAAAAGATATTGAAAAAAAACAAACACAATATAAAACAGAATTAAAATCATATGATAAAAATTTAAAAATATATAATGAAAAATTTTTAGGTAAAAAGTTATCACCTTATTTTTCTGTGAAAATGACAAGAGATACAGGTGATATTAAAAATTCATCAAAATTAATGTATGAACCATTAAAAATTAAGAAAAAATCTTTAGAAACATTTAAATTAAAAAGAGAAAAAGAAAGAAGCATTAATAAAAATTTAAATTCAGATTTAAAACTAAAACTAGCATTAGATGCAGATAAATTTAAAGAGTATGCAAAAGAATTAACACCATCAAAAAAATCACCTAGACAGAAATATATAAATTGTGATTTAAATGATGTTGATCCTTTAACACACGAAAGTTTTAATGATATGCATATAAAAAAATTAAAATATTTATCAAAAATAAAAACTGTTTTACCAAATGGAAAAATTATTACAAATTGTTATGATACGGTGCCAATATATAATTATATTTTAGATTGTTATTATAAAAATATAAAACCAATAAATATAGCACAAGGTAGAGAACCATTTACAAATTCACAATTAAAAGTTATATTTAAAAATATAAAATATTTTACTGATAAAAAGACATTGTCAAATGATTCAAATCCTAATTTAAAAGAAAATATACATTTGCATATAGGATTTGTAGAATCAGTAAAATCTTCTGATAAATATAATTTGCAATTCTATCTTAATATTGGTAGTATAAATTTCCCCATTATTTTAGATTATAATAATTTTTATAGTCCTAAATATAAATTTTTCGCAAGAAATTTACCAATTGTTCAATATGATAATACATTATTTGAAGAAACATCAGATAAAACAGTTATATTACTTCAACAACTTGTTCAAAACGGTTCAATATTAAATTATACATATTACCCTTACTATAAATATAATTATTTAACTACTAATTTAGAAACCTTATATGATGATGCACCGGTAGTAAAAGATATAATTAATTATCCTAATTCTATATATGATTTTACAAGTGAGTATAGTAATATAAATTCGCATAATTATAGTGATAAAGAATATAAAAAAGTTTTAATAGAAATGACAAAAGAATTAAATACAGATTTAGAAAGATATTTATAAACATTTATTTTGTTAAATTAAATAATTTATTAAAATATAATGGTAAAATATTATTAGTATTTGGTACAGAATAAATACTTTTAGTTATATAATTATTATACATATAATCTATTATTATATCATATGCATTTGTTAAACTAAAATAAAGAACTAAATATATATAACTATGTTTCATATTATTGATTAATATAATTTATTTTTTATATTGTTTTTATACCAATTACACGATTTGTATCTTTTGAACGAATTAATTGACTACTATAAATAGTAACTAATCCAGATTCATAACCGTTAATTAATTTCAAATCATTAATTACTTTTTCGGTTCCATAGTAATCATGAGAAACTACAAAATTTGTATTAATATTATGCCCCAATGTTACACAGATTGTTTTATTACTTATAATATTGTGATTCGTATCTAATACTAAATTATAAACATAATTTGTATCATAATCTTTAACAATTCCTTTTGTATAGGGAAAAATCCATTCATTTGTTTCATTGCATAATACAGGGTGGTATGGTGTAATAATTGTACCGTCATTTAATTCTACCATACTACATTTATTATTATAACAAGCATTTTTAATTAAACAAATAACAGAACTTTTATTACCATTTTTATCAATAATAAAATCTCCTTTTTTTAAATCTTTAATAAATTTAAAAGTCTTATTAAACATTAGAATTTTTGTATCTTCGTGAAAACAACCATTATCTGTATTATTAAAACTACGACTAAATGATTGTGTAGGGTTTAAATGTCTAATATTTACTGTAGTGTTATCATCATCGCTATCAGAATTTTGAATCTGTCTACTATAAAAATTTCTATTATTATGTCTACCAAAACTATTTCTTTCTTTTTTTTTAAATGCTGATGGAATTGGTGGCGGGATATTATTGAAAATTTCATCTATATTTTCTTTAATATTTTCAAATAGTAATCCTGTATATTTTTGAATACTTTTATCTTTAAAATTATTACATCTTTCTTGTAAATGTGCATTAGTAAACGAATAAATATAATTTTTCCCCCATTTAGTATAATATTTATCATCAACTGCCATTATTAATTGATTTATATCATTTAATAACTCTTCGGGATAATTATTATTTAAATTATCTTTTAAAGTTTCTTGTGTAGAATTATATAATATTTTAACTAACTCCAATCTATTAATTTCATTTATAACATTAGAATTATTATCAAAATTATCTGTTAAATTAATATTATAATTTAATGTATTATTATATGTATCATCTAATTTTTTATAGTTAATTGTAAAACTAATGTTATAAATATGTTGTAAATAATCGTTTGGAATTTTTAAAATAATATTACGTTTTAAACCATAATTTAATGTATTTAAATTTACTAATTTATTAGAATTATACGCAATAATTTCAAGTTTATCACCTAAATTATGATGAAAATCGATATAAACATTGTTACAAATAATTGTATAAATATATGTCATTGTATGAATAATGTTTGTGCCAACAAAACCCGAATCTGGAATAAATGAGAAATAACCATTACCTATTTTTGCTATATTATCAAGTAGTTCTGTATCTAAAGAGTAACCGAAACCTAGTGTATAAATATTTGGAATATTGAAATTATTATTTTTCATTTTAGTAATTTTATTTTGTAATGTTTCGCTAATTCCTCTCGGTGGTAACAAACATTCTGTAGGAATACCATCTGTTAAAAATAACAGAGCACTATTGCGATTTGGACATTTAGTTGCCTGTTGTAAACCTACATTTAATCCAGACCACATATTAGTAGCGCCAATTGTATCTAAATTTTTAATAATATCTTTGATATATGATTTATTATTTTGAGTAATATTTGTTAATTCGCACATAACTTTTGCCTCATTAGAAAATGTAACAATAGAAATTCTATCATTTGGTTTAAGTGTTTCAATAACAGTATTAATAGCGTGCTTAGTAATATCTAAAATTGTATAACCTAATTTTTCACTTTCAATATTATTAGGAATAATTGCTAAATCGTCCATTGATTTTGAAATGTCAATTACTAAAATTAAATCTAAAGGTGCCAGAGGTGCATTTAAAGGATTAATTGGATTTATATTTAAATTATAGTAAGTATTTTTTGTATCATAATGTTTATAAATATTTAAATCAAATACATCTTTATCTAATTTAAATTCGTCAGTAATATATGTATATGTATTATTATAATTTTGAATAATATCTAATAAGGAACGATTGGGTTTTAAATCTTCTAGAGTTAATGTATTTCTAGTAATAGGCGAAGTGTTATTATTAACTAACCATTTTTTAATAGCATTATATTCATATGTAATTCCATCATTATCAATATATGGATTAGTCATAATACATCTTGTAATAGGGCAGTAAAATGACTCTGGAATGTTGCTTGACATTGTTAATTTAAAAATAAATTACAAATAATCATTTTTTTATACATTTTGTTATAAAATTAATATAAAATTCTATTATTAATATATAAAAAAAATTAAATATTTTTTATAAGAATAGCATCATTATCTCTTATAATTTTATTAATAGAATCATCGCTGAAATCCATAATAGTATACCCGTCGTTAATATTATTAAACAGTAAATCGTTAAAATTATAACGATTATAATCATTTTTATATTTTTTATTTTCTATTGAGTTACAAAATTCTTTAATATTCCAACAATTTTTGTTTTTACTTTTTCCAACTTTTTCAAATATATTATTATTATTATCTCTTGTTAATTCATTAAATGATTCATTTAGTTCATTATTATTAATTATATTATTATAAGTGGTTGTCCATAATTTATTACCAGACATAACACTGTATTTATATTCGATTTTACGCGTAGTTAAATCGTCTGTTAAATTATCTTTTGAAAATGTAATAGATGTAGAATATTTAGCCATTGTCACCTATTAATAGATATTTTTATTTTTTTATATTATTTTATTCATAAAAATAACATGCTGAACCACCATCTTCTTTACAACTTTTATTATCTCTGTATAACCAATTAGCAAACTCACTTTGATTATTTGGTATATTATTATTTGGCATAGTATATAATACTAAATTTAATAAATTTTTGTTATATATATTACCAGAATCATAATTAATTGTATTGTCTAATATTTTTGAAACTTTATTTTTAATTTTTTTATTATTATGATTACAACTATTATAAAATTTTTTATCAAAAATATTGCTATTCATTAATGGATTTTCTTTCGTTGGCATTACACAATTGCCATATATATAATCACTATAAAATTCTTTATTAAAATTTTCTGATTTATAAATTAAAATAGATATTAATAATAATATAATTAAGAATATAAATACTTTAGTACTATTTGTTAATAAAATTATTATTAATCCTATAAATAATATTAATCTCATTACAGTATTAAGTTTCTCTTCATTAGTCATTGAATTATTAATTATCAATATAGGTTTTAATAATTCTGTAAAATCATTTGACCAAAACATTTGTTAAAATATCTTCTCTTAATATTAATCCATATTATTATTTAGTTTTTTTGATAATTTTTGCTTTGCTTTTTTTTGTGCTGCTAATTTTCTGTATGCCGAATCATTAAAAGACCCTCTTGAATTTTTTGATTTATTCATTTTATTTGCCATATTTTTCATTGTATTTAAATCTGGCATATCATTATCATTTGAATTATTCATTAAATCTGCAAACATATTCATCATATTTCCCATATTGGCTCCTCCTCCTTTATTATTTTGCTGATTTTGATTTCCAAACATTCCAGGCATCATTGATGCAAATTTCATGGCATCTTTCATTAAATTTTCTTGATTCAATTCACCATTTGATAATTTAGTTGCCATTTTTTGACTAACATTTGATATAATGTCTCCAAAACCACTATTTGGGTCTCCTAAACTTTTTAATACATCGCCATTTTCACCCATTGATTTTTGTAATTTATTAACATCTACATCTTCTAATATTTCTTTTGCCAATTTACCAAGTGTTGTATTTTCCATACCACCCATGTTAAAATCGATTGATTTTTTAATTTTAACATGTTTAATATACTGTAAATTAACTAATATTTTTTTATAAATATCATTTGTATCATCTAACTCTTTTAATTCATCATCATAATTTGACATTTGTAATAAATTTATTATATTTTTTGCTTCTTCGTCTGTTAATTTTTCTCTTGTTAATATAAAAAATAAACTAATATAATGGTGGCATAAAAAATCATCTTTTAAAACTTTTCTAATATCTTCTAATATAATATCTTGAAATAATTGTAATGTTGAATTTTCTGTTAACCATTTGTTTGCTAATTCGTTTATATCATTATCGTCATTTTGTGGTGTTTCATCAGTATCTTCTTGAACTTTTTCGTGTTCAATATTAACTGATATGTTTTTATATGATTCAAATAAATCGCTTGTTAAATAATTATTTATAAAAATAGTATATTCATCTGTATTTTTATCAAGAGTTAAATAATTTTTTTTTATAGAATTAAAAATTTTTTTACATGTTTTACTTTTATCTTTATTATTTTTTGTAATTTTTTTTAAAAGTTTTATTAAATTAATATAATACTGATTAAATATATATGTTTTACTCATACTTATATTATTTTTAGTATAAATTCTTTATATAGGTTTAAATTAAATCTTTTGAACGTTTACTTAATAATTCTTCAATTGATGGTAAATTTTTATCATTTGTTGATTCTGGCATAATAATATCATCTATTTTTTGCGACGAATTATTATCATCTAATAACTGCCATGCGTATTGTTTATCATTTGATGCATTTGTTGTGTCATCAATTGAAGAAAAATTATCAGACATATTTAATCCCAAACTAAATGCCAATGGTTCATTATTAGATATTTTGTCATTATCATCAACTGATATATTATTAATAGAATCTTTTTTATTATTATTTAGTCTTGTATTATTATCTTTATTGAAAAGAGCTCCTCTATTTGGTAATAATAAATGGTCAAAAACTTGTTTGCCATATATTATATCATCTTTATTAAGATCTTTATCTAGATTTAAAATTAATGCCGGTACTGAATCTATTACATTTTCAATTTTATATTTATTTCGCAATGTATCAAGTGATACTTTCTTAATTATATTATTTGAATCGTGTTTTTTTATAGTTTCTAATAAAACATTACAATGTTTACAATTATTACTATATATTAATATCATATCTATTTTAAAATATATTAATATTCTTTTATATATTTAAATTAAATTTTTATCTTATATTATTATATATAATTTGAATAGAGAACATGGAAAATTATAATTCAGACTTTCCGTCAATGAATAATATTTATAATTCAACAAAATGGGAACAAATTAAAAACAAAGAAATTGAAATAAATAAATCGTTGCCTCTTCAATATTTAAATCCTTCTAATAATGATGGATATAGTGATATAGATAATAGTTTTTATTCATTAACAGGGAATAAAATAGATGCTAAAAAAATAAAACATGGTAATATGCAAAAATTTTTAAAAAAAAATGTAACACAAAATACAAATATTGATAATTATATTATTGATAATAGTGTTACAACAAATTTATACAATAATAAAAGTGAACTAGAACATTTTTTTCAACCTGTAAAAGATTTAAATTTAGTAAATGGAACTGTATATAATGATGATAAAATAAAAAATAGAACCATTGATAATTTAACAAATATTCAAAATAATATATTTCCTATACAACAAATTAAAGTTGGTCCTGGTTTAAATAATGGTTATAATGGTAAATCAAATAGTGGTTTCCATGATTTTAATACAAATATTTATAGTAGACCCAAAAATATAGATGAATTAAGAGGAAAAACAAATCAAAAAAATAGAACATTTAATAATGATTATAAGGCGCCTAAAAAAAATATATCAAAAAGAGGTAATGTGGTTTCTCTTAGTAAAAATAGACCGGAAACAGTTTTTAAACAAACAAAGGATAATTATTTTAAAACAACCGGTGCTGTTTTAAAAAATAGTAAAAGACCTTTGCAAAATATTAAAGCAACTAATAAACAAGATAGTCACATTGAATATAAAGGGAATTTTAAATATGTAAAACCTGGATTGGGAGTGAATGATACATATGGTAAGGAAAATGTTTTAGTATATGATAATGAAAGACAAACAACAGAAGATAAAACTTCTATTACTAATGTTAATTCAATTGTTAAGGCAATTATTTCACCAATAACGGATATTATTAAATTTTCAACAAAAGAATATACTATAAAATCTGCTAGAGAAAGTGGTGGTAATATTAAAGGTGTTGTAGAAAAAATGACAACATATGATCCTGTTAATCACATTGCTAAAACTACAGTAAAAGAAACAACTATTCACGATTCGCAAAATACTAATTTAACAGGTGCTAAAGAAACTTATTCAGCGAATCAAGATATTGCTAAAACAACTGTAAAAGAAACAACAATACATGATGCTGAAAATACTAATTTAACAGGCGCAAAAGAAACATATTCTGCCAGTCAAGATATTGCTAAAACAACTGTTAAGGAAACAACTGTTCATGATAATAATTATAGTGTTGTAACAGGTGCAAAAGAAACATATGTTGAATACGATGATAAAATGAAAACTACAGTAAAAGAAACAACGCCCAAAATAGATAGTGTTAGAAATATTGGTCAAGTAAAATATAAAACATATGTGTATGATCCAGATATTGTTGCTAAAACAACTGTAAAAGAAACAACAATATCTGGTAAATCTGAATATGGATTTTTAGGTGGTTTATTGAATCGTTTAGTTGGTGGTTATGCGAATAAAGTTATTAATTTAAATAATACTAATAAACAATTTACTTCACAATATTCTTCATATGGAAATGTATCTTCTGTAAATGATCATCGCCAATCAAATAGAAAATCTTATTATGATATGGAAATAGATGATACTAGAGAGAAAATATTAATTGCTGCTGGACATACGCCAAATCCTGGTAATATGAATATTAATATAGACCCGGATGATATAAATATGAAAGTTGATAAAAAAGCAAATCATACAGATGATTATGGAAATATTAGTAAAATTTATAATGAACCCATACCTATAGAAAATGTTAAAAAATCAGTAACTAAAGAAAATATACAAGATAATGCTTTTAAGGAAAGACTTGATAATTCTATAATGAGCTCCTTAAAAACAAATGAATTAAATATACCAATTAATCCTATTTAATAAATTTATATAAAAGAATTATTTATAAAAATAATAATATGCAAGTATTAATTGATACAAAAAAGGAATATATTAAATGTACACAGTCTGTATTATCAATACCAATTGCCGAAAAAATAAATAATTTATATGAACTAAGTGTAGCAGATAGTTCTGGTTTAAAAGGTTTTCAGAATAGACTAAATAAAATATCTCAATGGAATAATTTAACAATCGCAAATGAATATAAAAGAATAAAAAAAAATTCAAAATATAAAAATATTGAGCAAATATACAATACAATTATAAATATTAATATACAAATAAAATTAGGTGACTATTTAAATGATATTAATAATTTAAATATTAGTTATACATCCTTTCAAGATTTTATACATTTATGTTATGTAAATGTATCAATATGGGTGTGGAAAAATCCTTATCTATTTTTTAAACATAATTTAAAACAAACTGAAATTCAATTTAATTATAATTTAATAGAAAAAAATATTAATAAAATTATAAAACATACAATAACTGAAGTTACGCCTATAGATACTATAATGGAAAAATTAGATGAATATAAAAAACCATTAACTACTAAAATATTTACTAAATTCAATAATTTTATTACCAAAAATAAATCTAAAAATAATAATTCGCATAAAGAAACTTATGATAATGATTTAAATTATAATGAACGTGATTATCAAGTTATTAATAATAATACAATAGAAAAATCAGATGATGAAATTTATATTAATAATGCACAATCTATTGAAAATAATGGTATTGAAAGTAGCGAATATGTTGATAATAACGATGAAGATAATAATGATAAAGATACTTGTATTGATGTTATAGAAAATAACGATAATGATGCTGATGAAAGTGATAACGATAATGATAATATACTTAATATGAGTGATATTGGTAATGATATAGATAACGAAAATGATGCGGATGAAAGTAATAATTATATAAATAATGAAATTGTTGCTAGTGAAAGTGATAATGATATAGATAACAAAAATGATGCGGGCGAAAGTGATAATGATATAGATAACAAAAATGATGCAGGTGAAAGTGATAATGATATAGATAACAAAAATGATGCGGGTGAAAGTGATAATGATATAGATAACAAAAATGATGTGGGCGAAAGTGATAATGATATAGATAACAAAAATGATGCGGGCGAAAGTGATAATGATATAGATAATGGAGGTAATACAGAGTACGGTAATTATAATATTAAAAATAAATTTTTATCCGATACTGATAATATTTCATCTGATAATAGTGATGCAAGTTCTTCCAGTAGTGAAAATAGTAATAAAAAGATATATATTAAAACTAGAAAAAAAATGTACTAATATTTAAGTGCGATACTAAATAAACATTTGTTTTATAAAATAAGTATAGAAATGTATTATTATATATCAATATTAATAACTCTTTTATTATTTAGTGCAATACAGTATAATGAATATAAAAAAAGCAAATATAATAATAAAAAATATAATTTATTAAATATTACAAATTTTGTAGTTATTTTAATAATTTATATATTAACTAGTATTATACTATTTTATTTATTTGAAACAAATTCAGTTAATGAAATTGATGTTAAAAGTAAAATACATAAGGATACATTTGTTGAAAAAAACACTGAAATAAATACAGATTTTTTAAAAAAAATTCCTGATAATATTAATATCGGATTTACACCTTATAATGAGTAAAAATGTATTATTTTTATTTATATTAATTAGTTAATATGAAACTTGAATTAAAAAAATTTGATCCGAGTAAAATTGCCGGAGATTCTGTGGTAGTTTTTATAGGTAAACGAAATACGGGGAAATCATATTGTATGAAAGATATATTATCTTTTCATAGAAATATACCTATTGGTATTGTAATTAGTCCAACAGAAAAAGCGAATGGATATTTTGAAAAATTTATACCAAAAATGTTATTATATGATGAACCGGATGAAAAAATAATAAAGACTTTTCTTGATAGACAGCAAAGAATATCAAAAGATAAAAAATTAGAAGTACAAAATTATGGAAAAAGTAATATTGATAATAGAGCTTTTTTAATATTGGATGATTGTTTGTATGATAAAAAATGGATTAATGATAAAAGTATACGTTCTATATTTATGAATGGAAGACATTATAAAATATTTTTTTTAATTACAATGCAACATGCAATGGGTTTACCACCCGTATTAAGAAATAATGTAGATTATATATTTATATTTAGAAATAATATACATAAAGAAAGGCAAAAAATATTTGATAACTATGCCGGTATGTTTAGTAGTTTTGAAGTATTTAATCAAGTTATGAATCAATGTACAGAAAATTATGAATGTTTAGTTATTGATTGTAAAACACAAAGTAATAAATTAGAAGACCAAGTTTTTTGGTATAAAGCGAAAGAGGTACATTTTAAAATGTGTAGTACAGAAATGTGGAATATGCAAACATTAAATGAACAAAGAAAAATATCAAATTCCGCAAATATAGAAGAGGATGATGAAGAAAAATATGATGCTGGAATATTTATGAAAAAAAAAAATAATCCTAAAATTAATGTAAAAAAATCTAGTTACTAATTATTATGGATGGTGGTTAGTCAGTTGCTTGTTGACTATCATAATTATGACTTGGTTATACGATATTAAATGCTTCAGGGAAAGAACCTTCTAAAAAGTTAGAACCGTGTTCGTCATTATCTACGTTCCATTCAGATATAGTAGCTTCATTCTCATTATTCGTCCAGTAAGTAGTGCGTTTTGTTGTCATTGTAGTTTCCTTCGCGTTTCTTAATGATATTAATTCATTTCTTGTAAGAGTTTCTGTTAATGTATTTTCAGTGTATTTAAGGTATGATAAACGATTGCTATAATCATATGATTGTTCGAAATTATTAATATCAGTTTTATTAGTGTGTGTAGTTCTATCGTTTACATATTTAATACCACCAAAATCACCACCATCAAAATCTTTAATATCTTGTCCTTGTTGTGTCGCCTGTCGTGTTAATTTTTTTATTCCGGTTAATTCATTTGAAAAATCAGTATCGGTTTCTTTAATATAATTAGAACCACCAAAAACACCACCATCAAAA